TCGTCGGCAGCGTCAGATGTGTATAAGAGACAGATAAAGGCCCGGCGGATTTGGGTTCGCAGCTGGCAACGCTGCCGTTTCCGCCCGATGTCGTGATCGGCAGCGGCGTCGGTGCCGGGCAATCCGATCTGGCGTTTTTCGACAAGCGACCGCTCGCCGGATCGGCTAACGAAGAACTCGACTTGGCCGGCGGGCTTGTCGATCTGCTTGGCGCAACGATCACCTTTGCCAAGGTCTGCGGGATTTACGTTCAGGCGGACGCGGCCAATGGCGGCAACATCGTTGTCGGCGGCGCGGCGGCAAACACATTCCTCGGGCCATTTGTCAACGCGACGGACAAGGTGAACGTTGCCGCAGGGCAAAGATTTGTCGCCGTCAATATGCTTGCCGCCGGCTGGCCGGTGACGCCGGCGACCGCCGACCTTTTGAGAATTGAGAACGATGACGCCGGCGCGGCAAATTACGATCTTGTGATCATCGGCCGCACCGCCTGACAATGCCGGATATTGGCCAGCTCGATCGACGGGTACGCTTTGACCGGTGCGAGACTTCACAAGATCGCACCGGTGGCGAAACGTCGCAAGGGGCGGTGCCGATCTGCACAGTTTGGGCGCGGCGGCGTGATGTTGCAGATGGCGAACAATTTGCCGGCGGCGAACTGAGCGGCTTTGTCCGCGCCCGTTTTGTTGTGTTTTCAAGCGAAAAAACGCGGTCGGTGACAACAAAGGATTTGATCTGGCACGATAACCAATATTGGGAAATCAAGGGCCGGAAAGAGACGGCAGACGGCCGCCGCAACTTTCTCGAATTCACCGCTGTAGTTAGGACCGATGATGGCGCGAGCAACGAAAACATCAGTTGAGGGTTTGCGCGAAACGCAAAAAGCGCTGGCGGAATTACCACTCTCGACGCGCCGCAATCTTGCCAGGCGCGTTTTGATGAAAGCCGGTAAGCCTATAATTGACAATTTTCAGCAAAGAGCGCCGCGCTTTGAGGGGCACCTGGCCGATTCCGGCGCGGTGTCGACAAAACTTTCAAAGCGCCAGGCGCGAACTGCGAAAAAGCTTTCCGGCGCGAGCGACGTTGTCGTTTACGCCGGGCCGGGGCCGGACCCGGCAGCGATCGCACAGGAATTCGGCAATATCAACCATCCCGCGCAACCCGCACTGACGCCGGCCTGGGAAGGTGAAAAGCGAAAGAGCTTAAAAATCATCGTCAAAGAATTGAAGGTTGAAATCAAAAAGGCGGCGGATCGGGCGGCGCGTAAACTCATTCGTCTAGGGCGCTAGAAATGACTGATCCGATCACCAACATTGAGGAAGCGCTTTTTGAAGTGTTGACCACAAGCGGGGCGCTCGCCGCGTTAGTTGTTAAGCGGGTTTATCCGATCGAGCGACCGCAGAATAGCGCATTGCCGGCGATAACCTATCAGCGCACCGGCGGCGATCGGGATCACGCGCAAAGCGGGCCGACCGGATTGGTTGAATCGCGGTTCCTGTTTTTTTGCTTTGCCGAAAAGACGCACGGCCTATCGGCTTATGCCGGGGCAAAAAACGTCAAGCGTGAACTGGTCAAGGTGATTTTACCTGATGGCGGCTTCCGTCGGATCGTCGGTGCGGTTGAGATTCAGGGTATCTTTATCACTGACGAAAACGATTCGCGGACTGAGGGCGTACAGGGCGTGTCGCAAATTGCCCGTGTTACAACTGATGCAACAATCTGGCACCGAACTTAGGAGAAATACAAAATGGCCCAGACAGACAGAATCGGTCACGGCGTAAAATTGCAGCGATCGAGCGATGGCACTTCCGGCGGCAGTTTTGCCAGCGTTGGCACAATTCGCGACGTAACGCTTCCAGGCATGGCGCGCGATTCCGTTGAAGTGACGCATCAGGATTCGCCCGAGCGCTGGCGAGAATTCATCGGCGGGATGAAGGACGGTGGCGAATTAGAGTTTGCCATGACATTCGATCCGTCGAGCGCTGAGTCGATCGCATTTCTTGCCGATCTCAACGCGGACGCACTCGGCTTTTACAAAGTCATTTTCAGCGACCTGACGGAATGGGGTTTTGCCGGGCTGGTCACGAACGTTGACCCTGAAGCTCCGGTCGAAGACAAAATGGAAGCCAGCGTAACCATCAAACTATCCGGCAAGCCGGGCTTTATCGCTTAGGACTCGATCATGGCAAATAAGTATCGCGGCGAACACGCAATCAAAATCGGTAAGGGTGCCGACGCCCGCATTCACACATTGCATTTTGGCGTCAATGTCATGTGCGATCTGGAGGAAAGTTACGGCAAGCCATTTGTCCAGTTCGCGCAAATGCTCGAAAAAGCTCAACAGCTGGAATTCACCGCGATCCGTCTCGCCTTTCAACTGATGTCGCAACGCGATCAACCTGGCCTTACGATACCAGAGTGCGGCGCTATCATGGATGAGATCGGTGTGATGGAGGCGGCAGAAGCGGTTGCCGAGTGCATCCGAAAATCATTACCGGATGACCAGGGCGAGGGCGATGACAAAGTGAAAAAAAAACCGAATCGGGCAGCGCGTCGGAAGGCGGCGAGCGGCAAGGGTCGATCGACTGGCCAGGACTTGTCGGGCAATGGTGCCAGGCAGGCGGAGACATAGAGCAATTTTGGCGGCTGACACTGCGCGAGATCGATGTTGTTTTTCGCGCGCACGCAAGGCGATCTCAATCGGAGGCAAGGCGACGGACCAATGATCTGCAAAATATCCTCGATCTAACCGCATGGGCGGCTTACCGAAACGCTGCGCTGGTCAGGGCCAAAAAATTTCCGCGCAAGATCGACAAACTGACGCTAGGCGTAAAAGTCAAACGATCCGGGCCGGTCACCGAACAGGACATCAAAACCAAGCTTAATATTTTCAACGCCATTGTCGGCGGGTTTGACAATCGCGAAAAAGCAAACGGCAACGGCTGATCATGGCACAATCGATTGTAGGCGCGCTTAGGGTCAATCTCGGGCTTAACTCGGCTCAATTCGACAAGGGGCTGAAAGGCTCCGGCGGGAAGTTAAAACGCTTCGGGGCGCAAGCGAAAGCTGGAATGGCAGTTGTCGCGACGGCATTTGCCGCGACCGCTACCGCAATCGGTGTGGCGGTCAAGCGGACGATCGATCGCGCCGACGAAATGCAAAAGCTTTCGCAAGGGATCGGATTGTCTGTTGAGCAATTGACAGCCTGGGGACATGCGGCGGCGTTGGCCGGTGTCCCCATCGACGGATTTGCAAAGGGCGTCAAGAAACTTTCACAAAATATGTTGCTCTTGTCCCAAGGGATGACCAGCGAATCAACGCGGGCATTTGCGCAATTGGGTATCAGCGCCCTTGATATAAATGGCAAGCTCAGATCAAGCGAAGATGTCATGCTTGATGTTGCTCATGCGTTTTCAGTCATGGATGACGGGGCTGAAAAAACCGGCCTTGCGATGCAATTATTCGGTAAAGCCGGTGCCGATTTGATCCCGCTCTTGAATGGCGGCAGGCAAGCAATTCTGGACATGAAAGAAGAGGCCGACGCGCTCGGCGTGGTCATTTCAGATAAAACCGGCAAGGCGGCGGAAGAATTCAACGATACGCTGCTAAGAATAGGGACGATCTTCGACGGTATCATCCTAAAGATTACGGCGGCTTTCCTGCCTGGGCTGCAAACGCTGGCGAGTGGATTGCTCGACACCGCGCGCGATACGGAATCGCTCAATGAGGCGATTGCAGCATTGGTATCGACGTTCAATTTCGTCATTACTGGCATCGTGAGATTTGCCCGCGAGCTTAGTATTGCGAAAACAGAAATCGTTGAGACATTCCAAGCACTGAAAAAAATCGGTAGCGGGGATTTTTCCGGTGCCTTTCAAGGTGTCGTCGATGCAAATAGAAAATCAGCAGCGGCGTTCATGGCGCTCGAAAGGAGTATTACGCAAGTCAGAGAAACGCTGACCGAACCAATATCACAACCGCCGATTGTCGAAACGATCAAGAAAATAGAAACCGGCGTGAAGATCGTCAACACAGAACTTGCACGGCTCGCGCC